GAGGCCGTGATGATCGACCCCTCTGATGTCGAACTGGCCGCGATGCGCCAATGCCTCAAAGCGTTCGGCGAGGCGGCGGGCGGTATCGGCTTCGACAAGCCGCTCGGGGCCTACTCGGAAGCCGAGGCGCTGCAGGTGATCGACGCCATCGTCACCTGCTACACCGAGGCGATGGTCGAGCACCACGAGGCGACCAAGTTTCCACCCGTGCGCGGCATGAAGGAGACGGTCAGTGATCCGTTCGCCGACCTCGAGGACGACCTGCCGTGGGAGGCGAAGCCATGATGGACTTCAACTCCACGGCCAGCATCTCCGGGCAGGTCGCGGCGCTGATCGATATCGGTCTGCAGCAGACCCGCGCCCGGCAGGAGGTGCGCCGCTATCTCGGCGCATCCCGTTTGGGCGTGGCCTGCGAGCGCGCGCTGCAGTACGAGTTCGCGCAAGCGCCGGTGGATTACGGACGCGACACCCAAGGGCGGATGCTGCGCATCTTCGAGCGCGGCCACGTCGTCGAGGACTGCATGGTCGCGTGGCTGCGCAGCGCGGGGTTCGATCTGCGCACGCGCAAGGCCGACGGCGAGCAGTTCGGCTTCTCGGTGGCGGACGGACGCCTGCAGGGCCACATCGACGGCGTCATCGTCGGCGGCCCCGAGGGTTTCGCTTATCCCGCGCTGTGGGAAAACAAGTGCCTCGGCTCCAAGTCCTGGCGCGAGCTGGAGAAGAACCGGCTCGCCGTGGCCAAACCCGTCTACGCCGCGCAGGTCGCGCTCTATCAAGCCTACCTCGAACTGCACGAGCACCCGGCGCTCTTCACGGCGGTGAATGCCGACACGATGGAGATCTACGCCGAGCTCGTGCCCTTTGATGCAGCCCTTGCCCAACGCATGTCGGATCGCGCGGTGAAGGTGATCACCGCGACCGAAGCGGGAGAACTCCTGCCGCGCTCGTTCGCCGACGCCACCCACTTCGAATGCCGGATGTGCGCGTGGCAGGACCGCTGCTGGAGATTGCCATCATGAACGACAACAACATTCAAACGCAGCCGGCTACCGCCGGCGAGCCGATGATCGACGCCAAGCAGGCGGCCGCCGCGCTGCGCCTGCCGTACTACTGGTTTGCCGACCACGCGATGCGCGCCAAGTACCGCATCCCTCACTACCTGCTCGGCGGTCTGGTGCGGTACCGGCTGTCCGAACTCACCGCCTGGGCCGTCAAAGCCCGGACGCCGCAGGGTCACGACGCCGGCAAAGCGGAGATGCCAGACGAGGGAGCCGAATGATCGACTTCAACGAGACATCTCCTGCCATCGAGAACCAGGACGCCGAGCGCGACGAGATCCGCGCGGACCTGCTCGCCCGGTTGGAAGCGGTGCTGGGCACGCTCTTCCCCGCGGGCAAAAAGCGCCGGGGCAAGTTCGTCATCGGCGACGTGCTGGGCAGCCCCGGCGACAGCCTCGAGGTCGTGCTCGACGGCGAAAAGGCCGGCTTGTGGACGGATCGCGCGACAGGCGACGGCGGCGACATCTTCGATCTGATCGCAGTCTGCCTTGGCGTCAACGTCCACACCGATTTTCTCCGGGTGCTGGCGCACGCAGGCGATCTTCTCGGGCGAGCCCGGGCGGTGCCGGCACGCAAGGCGAAAAAGGAAGCACCGGTCGATGATCTCGGCCCGGCAACGGCCAAATGGGACTATCACGACGCCACCGGCAAGTTGATCGCCGTGGTCTACCGCTACGACCCGCCTGGCGGCAAGAAAGAGTTCCGGCCGTGGGATGCCAAGCGCCGCAAGATGGCACCGCCCGAGCCGCGCCCTCTGTACAACCAGCCGGGTCTGGCAACGGCCAGCCACATCGTCCTGGTCGAAGGCGAGAAATGCGCCCAGGCGCTGATCGCTATCGGCGTGGCGGCGACCACGGCCATGCACGGCGCGAACGCCCCGGTCGACAAGACCGACTGGTCGCCGCTGGCAGGCAAGGCGGTGCTGATCTGGCCTGACCGCGACAAGCCGGGCTGGGATTACGCGGATCGTGCGTCGCAGGCGATTCTGCAGGCCGGCGCGACCTCCGTGGCCATCCTCGTTCCGCCCGGCGACAAGCCGGATGGCTGGGACGCGGCGGACGCCATTCCTGAAGGATTCGATGTCGGTGGCTTCCTTGCCGCCGGCGAGCGGATGCCGGTCATGCGCGCGGCCGAGGAGACTCCGCAGCCCGAAATGCTCGACGGCATCGACTGGACGACCGAGGACGGGCTGTCCACCGCCTTCACGCGCCGCTACGGCGAGAACTGGCGCTACTGCGCGCTGTGGGGCAAGTGGCTGGTCTGGACCGGCGTGCGCTGGAATCCGGATCAGGTGCTCTACGTCTCGCACCTCGCGCGGGGCATCTGCCGCACGGCGTCGCTCAAGGCGGACAGCCCACGGCTCAAAGCCAAACTGGCGAGTTCGGCCACGATCTCCTCGGTCGAGAAGATCGCGCGCTCCGATCCCAAGCACGCATCCACCGCCGACGAATGGGACGCCGACGTCTGTGCGCTCAACACGCCGGGCGGTGTCGTCGATCTGCGCTCGGGCAGGATGCGACCGCACCGGCGCGACGATCGGATGACCAAGGTGACCACGGCCACGCCGCAAGGCGACAGCCCGACCTGGCGAGCGTTCCTGACCGACGTCACCGGCGGCGACGCCGAGTTGATGGCCTACCTGCAACTGATGGTCGGCTACTGCCTGACGGGGGTGACCAGCGAGCACGCGCTGTTCTTCCTGTACGGCACGGGTGCAAATGGCAAGTCGGTGTTCGTCAACGTGATCACCACGATCCTGGGCGACTACGCGGCCAATGCGCCGATGGACACGTTCATGGAAGCGCGCACCGACCGGCATCCGACCGATCTGGCGGGCCTGCGCGGCGCGCGCTTCGTCTCAAGCATCGAGACCGAGCAAGGCCGTCGCTGGAACGAATCCAAGGTGAAGGCCATCACCGGTGGCGACAAGGTGTCCGCGCGCTTCATGCGCCAGGACTTCTTCGAGTACGTGCCGCAGTTCAAGTTGGTGATCGCGGGCAACCACAAACCCTCGATCCGCAACGTGGACGAGGCGATGAAGCGACGCCTGCACCTGATCCCGTTCACGGTCACGATCCCGCCCGACAAGCGCGACGGCAAGCTGACCGAGAAGCTGCTCAAGGAGCGCGACGGGATTCTCGCGTGGGCAGTCGAGGGCTGCAGCCGGTGGCAGCGCCAAGGGCTCAAGCCGCCCGCCAGCGTGGTGTCGGCGACCGAGGAGTATTTCGAGGCCGAGGACGCGCTCGGGCAATGGATCGAGGAGCACTGTCTGCTCGCCAAGACCCACCGCGAAGGCGTCTCCGAACTGTTCGCCGACTGGCGGGAATGGGCCGAACGCGCCGGCGAGTACGTGGGCTCGGTCAAGCGCTTCTCCGAGCTGATGGCGACGCGCAAGTTCGAGAAGTGCCGGCTGACCGGGGGCGCACGCGGCCTCGCGGGCATCGCGCTCAGGCCCAAGCCCCACAGCCACAGCTACCCCTACCGCGATGACTAGCAAAACCGGGCGAGTGACGGATTTGACGGGTTTCCTGATTGACGTGCTACGCGTGCGCGCACGTGAAGAGAGTTATCCCGAGAACCCGTCGCATCCGTCACTCGCCCACCCCGAATAAGCAGAAATCTGGAGCAATCGACGATGAACACGACAATCCTCGCCCTCGATCTGGGCACACGCACCGGGTGGGCACTGCAACACCTGGACGGCACGATCACCAGCGGCACCGAGCAGTTCAAGCCGCAGCGATTCGAAGGCGGCGGCATGCGCTTCCTGCGGTTCAAACGCTGGCTCAACGAACTCCTGAGCGCCAGCATCCACATCAACGCAGTGTTCTTCGAGGAGGTTCGACGGCACGCGGGCGTGGACGCCGCGCACGCCTACGGCGGCTTCATGGGACACCTGACGGCATGGTGTGAGCATCACAACATCCCGTACCAGGGCGTCCCGGTCGGCACGATCAAGAAGCACGCGACCGGCAAAGGCAATGCGGGCAAGGACGAAATGATCGCGTCCGTCCAATCGCGCGGCCACGCCCCGAACGACGACAACGAAGCCGATGCCCTGGCTCTGCTGCATTGGGCCATCGAGACGCAGGAGGTGTGACATGAAGGTTCCGACATCTCAATACCGCTGCGCCCTCGGTCGACTGCAGCCCGAGACCACGGATCTGGAAGCCGTGAAGCAACGAGGCTGGCGCGACCAGCACATCCTGGTGGTCAACGAATCCGACGAGCGCCTGGACTTCGTCGAGCGCGAGATCGTGCGCCGCATCGGCGAACGTCTGTACGGGACGGGAGGAACGGGTCGTGGCTGAGTGGACGATTGACGACGTGGCAGCACGCTTCGAGGAGGCAGCCACCACCGGACGACGCCTGCCTCCCGTTCGTGTGCAGGGCTACTTCAACACGTGGCCCGCCTTCGTGCGCAAGGAGTGGGAGGCGTTCGCGGCTGACGAAACCGTGTACCGCCCCTTCCCACCCAGTCCCGATGCTATCGACCGGATGTTGGAGACGATGCGCTGGGTGCAGTGGCTGGAGGTCGAGCAGCGCCACCTCGTCTGGATGCGGGCCAAGCGCTATGGCTGGCGCGACATCACGATCCGCTTCGCCTGTGACCGCACCACGGCGTGGCGGCGCTGGCAGAAGGCGCTGGAGATCGTGGCGATGAAGCTCAACGGTGAAGGCTTGCGGCCGCCTTCCAAAATCCTGAGCAACGTCGGGTAATGCCTGCCGCGTTTGTCTCCGCTTTGCCTTGCTTGTCCCTTTTGAGCGCGCCCGGACGTGCAACAGATTGACCGGGTTGGGGGTAGTATTTCAGCTATCTTCTGGACAGCGGTGCAGGCAGCGAAGACGGCCCGAGGCAAAAGGGGTCCTTCCTTCCCAAATCGCAATGCGGGGGGCGCGAGCGCGGCATTCGCCTAGCGTCCGACTGCAAACCGAGGTTTGCAGGGTTTGCAGTTTGCACCCGCCCCAGTCCGCACACGTCACGAGCCCGCCCACGGTTTTCCGTCGGCGGGTTTTTCATTTCAACGCAGCGCCGCTTGCGGCCCGCGACGGGGTCCACTCCTTCCCCGTCCGGGCCGCTTCTTTTTGGGAAACAGAAACAGAACATGCTCAACGTCGAGTACCGCAAGGTCGAGGCGCTGATCCCCTATGCCCGGAACCCGCGCACGCATACCGACGAGCAGGTGGCCAAGATCGCCGCCAGCATCGTCGAGTACGGCTGGACGAATCCGGTGCTGGTGGACGGCGACAACGGCATCATCGCGGGCCACGGACGACTCGCCGCCGCGCGCAAGCTGGGATTGATTGAAGTGCCGGTGATCGAACTGGCGCACCTGTCGCCCACGCAAAAGCGCGCCTACGTCATCTCCGACAACCGCCTCGCGCTCGACGCGGGCTGGAACGAGGAACTGCTGGCGCTGGAACTCGCCGAACTGTCCGACGCCGGATACGACCTCGCGTTGACCGGCTTCGAGGATGCCGAGATCCAGACCCTGCTGGCCGACGGCATCGAGGACGCGGACAACGCCGCCGAGCAGGACGATGGCGAGCCGGATGCGGCGGACGATGTGCCCGAGGCTCCGGTGGTGCCGCTGTCCCGTGCCGGCGATGTCTGGGCCCTGGGCGTCCACCGCCTGATCTGCGGCGATGCCAGCGATCCCACCGTGGTCTCAACGTTGATGCAGGGAGAGCAAGCCACGCTCTGCTTCACTTCGCCGCCTTACGGCAACCAGCGCGATTACACCAGCGGCGGCATCGCCGATTGGGATGGTCTGATGCGCGGCGTGTTCGCCAACGTGCCGATGGCTGAAGACGGCCAGGTGTTGGTCAATCTCGGCCTGATCCACCGCGACAACGAAGTCATCCCGTATTGGGATGCGTGGCTCGGCTGGATGCGCACCCAAGGCTGGCGGCGCTTCGCGTGGT